GTTAATGGCGAAGTGATTGAGCAGAAGCTTGAGCGCGTCGCATTGGGCGTGGATATTCCGCCCGATAGATCATATGGGAGTATCTGCGTCGCCGGGACCCGCGAAGACGGGTCCCTTTTCGTTGAGCTACTTGAACGGCACGAGGGCACTGAATGGATTCCGGGGACATTGCGGGAGCTTATGGGCGCGTCCCGTTTGCCTGTCTGGGCTGATGGGTTTAGCGCCGTGTCTGCCCTGCAAATGGAGTTCAAGCGGGAACGGGTCCGCGTGATGTTCCTCCGCTCCGACGTTTACAAGAAGGCGTGCGGGGTGTTTTACGACAAGGTTGTTCAGGGTCAGGTTGCTCATAAGGGTGACGCTGATTTGGATGCTGCTGTTGCCGGCGCTGTTCCGTCGTCTAAGGACAAGTTGTGGGCGTGGACGTCTAAGAGCGTTGATGTTTCCCCGCTTGTGGCTGCGACTCTCGCGGTTCACGGTTCACTTAATCGCCCTTCTGGGGAAAAGACTACTAAGCGCCGTGGCGCTGTGTTCGCTTAGGAGGCGGCTTAGTGCGTGAGTTGAATGATTTCGAGCGTGAAGCAATTCAGAAGCTTTATGCCAACATCCTTGGCTATCAGCGGCGCAACCAGCTCCGCACGGAGTACGCGGAGTATGAGCATGGTATTGAGCGGTTGGGGTTCAGTATCCCGCCGCAGATGCAGGATTTCACGATGGTGTTGGGGTGGATTCGTAAGGCGTGTGAGGTTGAGGGTAGTCGTCTGATTCGTGAGGGTTTCACGATGCCTCAGCGGTCGAGCCTGTTGGATGACCTGGATGACATTTTTGGTGAGGCCCGGATGCGTCAGGTTGAGCGGATGGCGATTGATGCGGCGATCCGTCACGGGGTGTCGTTCGTGTTCACGTCGCGGGGTGACACGAGCAAGGGTGAGCCTGAGATCCTGTCTGTGCCCCGTAGTGCGTTGACGGCGTCGGCTGATGTCGACCCCCGTTCAGGTGTCGTCCTGTCCGCGCTCGAGCTGCTGGGCGGCTCCCGTGTGAACCTGTATCTCCCGGGCCGTGTGCTGTTGTGTGTGCGCCGGCCTGGTTCGGTGGCGTGGTTGGTTGAGGACGAGTTTGCGACGGGCACGAACCGTGTCCTGTGCACCCCGTTCGTTCACAGTGCGACGCTTGAGAAGCCGCTTGGCGAATCCCGGATTACGCGTCCGATGATGAAGATCACTGACGGCGCGGTCCGTACCCTGCTGCGGCAGGAGGTGTCTGCGGAGTTCTACAGTGCCCCGAGGCTTATGGCTTTGGGTGGTGGCGCTGAGATGTTCGAGGACGGCGAGGGGCGTGTTCGCACCGGGTGGGAGTCGATCATTGGGGCTGTCTGGGGTATCCCGGATGAGGAAGATGAGATGACGGGTGAGCGGCACCGTGTGCAGATTGAGCAGATCAGCCAGATGTCGATGCAGCCTCACTCGGATCAGTACAGGTTGCTTGCCGGGGTGTTTTCGGGTGAGTCTTCGATCCCCGTGAGCTATCTGGGTGTTGTCCAGGACAGTAACCCGACATCTGCGGACGCGATCTACGCCTCTGAGGCTGATCTGATCCGTCTGGTCAAGGGCCAGCACCTTTCCCTGGGGATGGGCGCTGACGGGCTCGCCAGGGACGCGCTGACGGTACTTTACGGCGACCTGTCCGAAGGCGCTATCCGCGACCTTCGGGGGCTCACCCCCCGTTGGCAGGACCCGCGCACCCGCTCCGTGCTGGAGCAGTCGCAGTTCGTGGCGCAGCAGGTTGGGTCCGGTAACTTCCAGGCCGGCACTGAGGCCACCCTCGCACAGCTCCCGATCTCCCCGGAGGACGCGAAGCTGATCCTCTCTGAGAACAAGCGGGCGCAGGGGGCGGCCCGGGTGCGTGAGGCTCTTGCGCCGGCCCCGGTTGCGGAGCCTGTTGCTGAGGTCGCCTGATGGTGTCCGCTGATTTGATGGAAGCGCAAAGGCAGGGTAACTCCCGGATCGGGGAGCTGTTGGCGCGTGACCTGAAAGCGGTGTGGCGGGGGTTAAACCTGGACGACCGCGACGGGGTTCGTGCCGCTGTGCTCGATGCCGCACCCGTGCTGGTGGATGACTACGGGCAGGTGAGTGCGTCGTTGTCTGCGGACTTCTTCGAGGACGCCGTGGACGCTCGTGCCGTGGTGGCTGATGCCCGGAATGATGAGCGGGTTGGGGAGTCGGCGCGGTGGGCTATCGGCCCGCTGTGGGAGGACAACCCCGACCAGGCTCTCGCGCAGCTCACGGCGGCACTCGTCCGGCTGGCGTTGAGGTACGGGCGGGAAACCATCCACAAGTCCGCGATGAACACCCGGGGCGTGTCCTACGCCTGGGTACCCGGGGACTTGTGCCCGTTCTGCGTTGAGTTGGGGTCTCGGGGGCCAGTGTTCGGCAATTCCAGGTCAACGGATGCCCTTCACTTCCACGATTTTTGCCTGTGCGAGCTTGTCCCGGTCCGGAATGCGGGAGACCTGCCGGGTGATTATGATCCGGCAGGTCTCCGCATGTTGCATGAGGAGATGAAGCGAGACGGGCGGGCTTAGGCAGCTATGGGCAAGATGCCCTGGTTGCTTAGCGCCTCCGGCCTGTACTCCTGTAGGAACTCGATTGCCCAAAGGATCTTGTCTTCGACGCGCTGCCCTGCGGGTTGTGCGCGTGTCCACAACTCCAAGTTCTCAATCCGGTTGTCGTCTCGTATGCCATTGATGTGGTGCACGTTTTCGGCGTCCTTGAGCGGCCTCCCCAGGTGCTCGACCATCACGGCGCGGTGTTCTGACAGGTAGCCGTTCTTCCCCGCGTTGGGGTGTGACGGGTCGTACAAGTAGACATAATTGTCGTGTCTCTTGTCGCGCATCTTTCTGCGGATGGGTGGCGGGGCGGGCTTGTCCGTGGTCCTTGTAGCGCGCATGCGGGTGTAATGCTTGGAGCACAGGCCCTTGGATCGGGCGGGGCTGTTGCAGTCTTCGACGGTGCAGGGCGCGGCGGGCCCATTTGTCCGAGCGCCTTCACGAAACATCTTGGTGTAATGGGTGGCACACAGCCGGGCGCGGCTTCCGGCCGGTTTTCCGCACCCCTCGGTTTTGCAAACTGTTGCAGTGCCAGGGCGCACCCCGATGGGGATATCTGCGGAGACGGAGCCGGTCCGGTCGAACCTGGCGTTATGCGCGAGGCACCACCCCTTGCAGTAATGGGGGCGCTCACATCCTTCGATGGAGCAGGTGGGTGCGTACTTGCGCTTGGTCATACCTTCACCTTTCTTCGTGCTTGGTTGCCAGCTTTCGGAGCGCTTCAATACTGGCCTCGATTCCTGCCAGGAACTCGAGCTTGCTGGGCGCTCTTGCGGGGATGTCGTCCCCGCTCCATAGCTGTTCGGCTGTGATTGACAGCGCATCGCACAGCGCTATGGCTTCCGAGAACTTGAGCGCACGTGTTCCGCTTTCGATTTTGGACACGGATGTGAAGGTCACGTACGCACCCCTGTCGCACATGTGGTTGGCGAGGTCTACTTGGGTCAGCCCGGCGCGGGTGCGGGCTTCACGGACTCTTCCGCCGACTGCTGTGTCAGTGTTCATATGTTCAGTGTATGCGATTATCGCAAGGGTTGCAAGTGCCATTCGGTTACTCGCCCGCCGATCTGAAAGCCATGTACGCGGAAATGGTGGCAGAAGGCCGCGCTTAACTGTTGCGCCTGTCAACTGTTTCATGTAACATGAGCAACGGAAGCATTATATCTGGTTCCCCATACGCGATGTATGATCCAGGCATGAGCGTCCCCGGCGAGGCTGCAACCTCCCGGGGACTGGCAACCACTTGAAGGAGTGGCTACATGGGCAATATTACTTGTTCTATCACCGGATGTACAGGCAAACACCTGGCGCGCGGCTGGTGCTCAAAGCATTACAACCGCTGGCGCTCTCATGGCGACCCGTTGCGGGAGCCGCCGGGCATCCCCGAGTCGCGTCCCTGCGCCGTTGATGGGTGCTATGAACAGATCAAAGCGAAGGGCCTGTGTAGTTCGCACCTTGAGAAAAAGCGCCGCTATGGTTCCCCTACTGCGGTGCCCCCGAAGCTCCAGAAAACACTCGACATACTGGCAGCAGGCGAGCAGCCCTGCAATAAATGCGGCGAGGTTCTGCCCTTGTCCAGTTTTAGCGCCGATAGGACGCGGCCCCGGGGCTTTAGGTCTTCGTGCAAGCGATGCGATGTGGCTGCCAACAGGGAGTACATCGCGCGCAACGCGGAGCAGGTCGCGGAGATGAGACGTGCTTATCGGAAGCAGATGAGTGACGATCAGCGATTAAAACACAACGCGATCACGTCGGAGTGAAAGAAGCGTAACTGCGATAAGGTCCGGGAAGCGGCCAATAGGCGCAGGGCCGCCAAGCGTAATAGCGTCATAGGCGACATTGATTACGACATCCTGTGGGAACAATGCGGCGGGGCTTGCGCGATATGCGGGAAGACGCTGGCGCGTTCAACCCCTTGGCCCTCGCCTGACTTCGCCTCTATCGACCACGTTCTTCCGCTCTCCAAAGGCGGGCCCCACATTCAGGAGAACCTTCAGTACGCATGCCTTAGGTGCAACCTGAAGAAGAACGACAAAGTAGAGACCTCCACGGCACTTATCCCGTGAAGCGGAGGTCGCATCCAATGCATGGGTGCGACCTCCGCCACACCCCACTCTTCCCCGCGCGCGTGAGAGGCGCGTTGGGGTTTCCCGCCGTCCCGGTGGGTTATCACTGGCCCGCATGGGCCTTTTCTTTTTGACAATCCACCGACGCCGCATGGCCGAGGCAAACCCGCATGGGAGTAATACATGAGCGACGAAACGACGACCGATAGCACCGAAGCTACTCAGGAGACTCCCGCCAAGGAGATTGACTGGGTCGCTGAAGCTCGCAAGTGGGAGAAGCGGGCCAAGGAAAGCCACGCGCGGGTCCAGGAGCTTGAGCCTGCGCAGGCTCGACTCTCCGAGATCGAGGAAGCGCAGAAGACCGCTGAGCAGAAGCAGGCGGAGGAGCTGGAAAAGCTCCGTGCCCGTGCTGCTGAGCTTGAGTCTGAGCTGTCGAAGAAGGACCGGGCGATTCTTGTGGAGCGCGTTGCCGCCTCTAAGGGGGTCCCTGCCCGGTACCTGCACGGCGATTCGGAGGACGACTTGAACGCTTCCGCTGACCAGTTCCTCGAGGACGCTAAGACCCTTGCCGGCGCTAAGCCTGCGGGCATTATCCCGTCGTCTGGCACGGGCAGCCCGACCGCGTCGGCGTCGTCGCTTGAAGACGTCCGGGAGCGCGCTAAGCGTTTCGCGGGCAAGTAATTCTAAACCCTTTCATCTCTGAAGGAGATAACCCATGACTACTCTCGGCATTCGTTCCGAGTCCCTTTACGGGGGTTCTGATGACCGGTGGCTCGGTTCGCGTGAGGGCCTTGGCACCGCGCGCACCGCGACCCTGGACGCTTCCGCTTTCCCCGCTGGCACCTACCCCGGCGGTGTCGTGAAGTCCGGCACCCCGCTGGCCCGCTCCGGTGACCTGTTCGTGCCGTTCACGGATGACGCGACGCAGGACCTTGAGGGGTTCCTCGCCACCGATCAGAACGTGTCCAACGGTGACGCTGTGGCCCCGCTGATTGATCGTGGCCGTATCCGTACCGCGTTCCTCCCGGTTGCCTTTACGGCCCCGGCTGGTGCGTCCCGCTTCGTGTTCGTTTCCTGAAGGAGGGGCTAAATCATGGCTCTTTGGACTGATGTTATTAAGCCCGTCGAGGTTACGGCTTTCGCCCGCGCCGTTGTGGAGAACGTGGACGAGGGGTCGACCCTTGCCGGTATTTTCCCCAACGTGGCCGTCAACGCCACGACTTACTCGTGGGATGTCGGTGAGGCGCTTTCCGAGGTCGCTGAGTACCGCTCGTTCGATGCTGAGGCGGCGTTCGGTCGGTCGGTTGGGCGTGGTCGTAAGACTTCCGAGCTGGCCCCGGTCGCGCTGAAGAAGCGTGTGTCCGAGTACGCGCAGTATGTGATGGCTGGTGCGAACTCCCCGGAGACCATCGCGACGGCGTCCGAGCGTATCGCTGGTGAGCTTGCTCAGGCGCACGTGAACCGTCAGGCGCTGCTTCGCGGTTCGATTCTGTCGACTGGTCGGCTGACGATCAACGAGGGCGACTTCGTGACCGACGTTGATTTCGGTCGCCGCGCTGACTTCAACAAGACCGCTGGCGTCCTGTGGTCCGCCGCTTCGACGGCTGACCCGGTGCAGGATCTTGAGACCTGGCTCGCTGAGTACGACACCGTGAACAACGGTGCGACCCCGACCGACCTCATCACCTCGCGTCGCGTGCTGGGCCACGTGAAGAAGCGTCTGCTTGAGGCCGGCTACTTCGGCAAGGATGACAAGGTCAACGTGAAGACCGAGGACGTCAACGACCTTCTCGTGGACCGTGGCCTGCCGACGATCACCATCAACGAGCGGCGTGCCGCTCGTCAGCGCGTGATCCCCGACAACCAGGTGATCCTGGCGTCGCGTGAGGGTGCTGGTGGCACCGTGTGGGGTTCCACCGTTGAGGCCGCTGACCCCCGTTACGGTCTCGCCGCTGGTGGCGTCGAGGTTCCGGGCCTGGTTGTGGGCGCGTACCGCAACGAGGACCCGCAGCAGCTCTTCATCCACTCGACCGCCGTGGTTCTGCCGATCCTGGCGAACCCGGACTTGACCCTGGTCGCGACCGTTCTCTAAGCCCTTTTAGGAGGCTGTCATGGCGAAGATTCGTGAGGATCTTGTCGGTTCGGTCTTCCTCTCGGGTGGGGTTGTTCTTCGTGGCGGCGACGTGGTCCCTGACGGTGTGACCGTTGGGGACCACGTCCTCGCCCCCGAGGAGAAGCCCGAGCCCGTTGCGGAGCAGCCGGCTGACGACGAGGGTGAGAAGCCCGCGCCGAAGCGGCGGGGACGCCCCCGCAAGGAGGACTAGCCTGTGTGGGCCACTGTTCAGGACATTCAGGATCGGTGGCTCACAGGGGAACTGCCCGCCACCGACCACCAAATCCAGGTGTTGATTGACGACGCTGAGGACAAGATCCTCACGGAGTTCCCGAAGACACCTGACAACGTACTCGCGGGTGTGTTGCGGGAGGGCACGGTCAAGCGGGTTGTTGCCCGCATGGTCAACCGTGTGCTCCGTAACCCGGAGGGGTATCGGACGACGCAGACCACGACGGGGCCGTTCAGCGAGTCGAACACGCACGGTGGGGATAACCCCGGCGAAGTGTATTTGACTGATGATGACCGGCGTGACCTGTCCGGGGAACGCACCCGGCGCAGGGCGTACACGGTGTCCACGATCCCGCAGGGGTGGCGATGAGGCACCGTTTCGGGGAAACCGTGACCTGGCATCAGGTTGTTGAGGGTGAAACGAACGAGTACGGCGACCCTGTTGGTGCCGCTGAGATCGACCATGAAGTCCCGGGTGTTGCCGTCGCCAAGAACAGTGTGGCGGAACCCCGGGATGACGGGTCGTACCGGCTCGTGGAGGAAACCACCCTGTACTTCGACCCGCCGCTCATCGTGTCCAGGCGCGACCTATTCACGGTCCGAGGGGAACGCTACGAAGTTGAGGGCGGTTCCGCTCTTGACGAGTGGCGCAACCCGTTTACCGGACAGGTTCCCGGGTCTGAAATCAAGGTCAGGCGGGTGACCGGCTGATGGCGCGTAGCAACAACGGCGTGAAGTTCAACATGAAGGGCTTTGAGGAGCTGCGTAAGCAACCCAAGGTCCGGGCGTTCCTCAAGGATCTAGGCGAGGAAGTGCAACGGGACGCGTCCGAGAACGGGCGGGTCGACGGGTACATCCTCACCGAACTGCTCCTCGAGGACCCGCGTGGTGCCGTGTCCGTCATGGCAACAGGTCACGCGCGCCGGCACAACAACAAGACGTTCGCTCTCATCAAGGCACTTGACGCGGCACGGAAGGGGTGAGCATGCAACTGTTCATCCCCCCGAACGCGTTAGCCCGGGCCGTTGTGTTCCTGAAGGGGTTTTACCCGGCGGGGCCAGAGTTGCCAGACAGGTTCAAGCATGACGAGACGTTCGTTCGGGTCGTTGACACGGGCGGGGCCGGTGCTTACGACCATGTGTTGGTTGAGAAGCGGCTCACCGTTGAAGTGTGGGGGGCGACCTGGGAAGAGGCGGGCGATGTTGCGGGGCACGTTTACGCGTTGCTCCGTGCCTGGCCCCAACTCGAGAACGGCGTCTACTGGCGCAGGTCACTCTCCGGCCCGCAACGGTTCCCAGACGAGACCCGCAAACCCCGGTACGTGATGACCGTCGAACTGGCGTTCCGCACCACAGAGGAGGCCCACGTTGGCTGATACCCGCACCGTCTACCACCCCGTGTTCAAGTCCGTGACCCGTGAGGTTGCGAAGGACACGGAGCAGGATTGGAAGTCCGCTGGCTGGCGGTTCACCCCGATCCGAGAGAAGCCCCCCGAGCCCGAAGCGGCTCCTGAGCCCGACGACAACGGCGACTCAGAGTAACCGACCAAACACATTGGCCCTGAACTAGGGGCCATTTTTTCTTGCCTACGAAAGGTTTCATCATGGCGAATGATGTTCTTGTCGGTGCGCCGCTTCTGGCGACCGGCGGCGTGCAGGCGGCTGACGTTACTGTCACCCTGCCCACCGATGCTGACACTGCCCTCACCGGCTTCACTGCTCTCGGCCTGATTGGTGAGGACGGGCTGTCTGAGACGGCGGACCGTTCCACCGAGCAGATCCGGGCCTGGGGCGGGTCCCTGGCCCGGGTGGTGCAGACCGAGTTCGGCCTGACCTACTCGTTCCAGTTCCTCGAGACCAACGCCGACGTGCTCCGCGAGATCCACGGCGTTGACAACGTCGAGGTCGACGACACCACGGCCCCCGGTGTTGAGTCCCTGGCGATTCAGATCAACCAGGCGACCCTGCCGCAGCGGGCCTACGTGTTCGAGATGAAGGACGGCGACGCGAAGATCCGCATCGTGCTCCCGAACGCTCAGATCACCAACGTGGGCGACATCTCGTACTCCCACGGGGACGCCATTAGGTATGAGGTCGAGGTCACGGCTTACCCGGATGAGTCGGGGAACGAAGCATACAAGTTTATTTCCCGCCCCACTGCGGCCTGATCTGTAAACCGTAACGGCACATAGTGTCCACGGCCCCGGTGACTGGGGAGTCCTGCCGGGGCCGTGGCGTTTGTTTCACCCTGGACTCCCCACATACTTACACCCCTTTTCGAGAGGACTCCCAAAATGGCTAACACCGCTAAGACCCCGCAGGATCACAAGGCTAAGGCTGTTGAGCCGCACGCCCCTGATGAGAAGTTCGTTTTCACGTCGCGGGACGGTGACCTGACGTTCACCCTCCCGTACCTCGAGAACCTGACCCGCCGGCAGGTGAAGGCGGTGCAGGCTTCCGCTAAGGAGGACGCCGACGAGGTGCTGTTTGAGCTTCTGCTGTCTGCTGAGGAGTTTGAGCAGCTGGACGACCTGACGCTGTGGGATCAGCGTGAGCTGATGGAGCGTTGGAACGCTGAGTCGGCGGTAAGCCTGGGAAACTGATTGCACTCGTCGCGCTGATTGATGAGCACGGCGAGGCTATCGAGTTTGACCTACTGAAGCACGGTTACCGGCTGCGGTGGCTGGACGACCCCACAGGTCGCGGCTTCAATTGGCGCGACCTGTGGGTGCTCGTCCGCAACTTCGGCCCGGAGACAGCCACACACGTCGCCGTAAACGGTCGAGAAGAGTCCGAATGGACCCTTGGCAACCACCTGTTGGCGATGATCGCGGAGAACACTTCACTCGCTATTTGGATGAAGACCGCTGACGCGCAGAAGAAACCACCGAAGAATCGGCCCCGCCCAATCTTCCGCCCCGGCGTGGAGGATGACTCTAAGCAGACCATCGGCGGGGATACCCTTCCAATGGAAGAAATGGTGTCCTGGTTGGGCGAAGAGTACGCGATACTCACCGCATAATCATGTAGAATGAGAGAACAAGAAAAACGCCCCCGGGCGGTGGTGGAACACCGAACCCGGGGGCTAACCGAAACAACCGATGGAGTTGTGTTGGCTACTGCCAATCTTAGCACGACACGAGTCACCCCGTACAAGAAGTTTTGCCCCACTTGCGATGCGGGAATGGATGGGCGCAAAACTTACTGCTCGGATGCCTGTTTCCCTGTTTGTGCCGCTAACGGGTGCGAAAGGCTCGCCACATATTCCGAATTTGGGGTGTGCAAGAACCACGCGTCTGGTGTCTATAGGCATGGGCGGCTGCCACTCTACTCGGTAGCCAAAGAGAAGCGTTGCGTCGTGTGCAAAAAGGATCACTCGCACCCCCGTCTTCGGAAGGTCTGCTCCGAAGCGTGCCAGCAGCTATTGCACCGCAATGGTGGTGAAGCTCCCCCGATGTTCAAACAGTGCACTAGGTGCACGACGATCATTGACCTTTCGGTGCGGCACCCTTCCGGGCGCAAGCGTCGAGCGGACATTAAGGTGTGCGACTCGTACCACAAGGCAAAGTACACGCGGCACAGGGTGTCCGTCACTGAGCTGGTGGACCGCGACGGCACCGATTGCAAGATCTGTCGGGAGCCCGTCGATATGTCCCTGGTGTTCCCGGACATGTTCCGCGCATCTGTGGACCACATTCTTCCCTACGCTTCGGGTGGGTCACATGACCCCGAGAACCTGCAACTCAGTCACCTGTGGTGCAATCTAGTGAAGCAAAATCGTCCCGGGTTCGTTATCTAGAACCTAACCCTGAAAGGCCCTCGTGAATGCGGGGGCCTTTCCCCATGCCCGCATTGCGGGGGGAAAGGAGGATACCCGTGGCATCGAGTGTAGAACTCGCCACGGGTTACCTAGGTAACCCTGGCCGTTGAGACGTCCCAGATTTCCAAGAGCATCGGCACCATGTTTAAGGGTGCTGACGCCCAGGCCGGCAAGACCGGCAAATCTATGGGTAAGGCGCTCAAAAGTAATTTTGAAAGTGCGAACCAGATTGATCTAGATGATCTTCGCAAGGAAGTCGAGACCGGCGAAGCGAAGATCACGTCAGTTATCGAGCGTAGTTCGCAGGCTCAGGCTAAGTCGCGCAGGGCTGTGGAGATTGCCGAAGCGGAGTTGAACGAGAAGCGGGCGTCCGGTAGGGCTTCCGCTTCTCAGCTCATGAAGGCCGAAGACAAGCTGGCCCTTGCGCGTCAGAAGTCCGAGGCGGCAACGGCTGCGGCGAAGTCGGACCTCGAGAAATACACCAAGGCTCTCGACGAGTCTAAGTCTGCTCTTGCTGATGCTGAGGCTGCGGCTGGGCGGGCTGCTGAGGGTTCGGTTTCGGCGTGGGCGGGTGTTGGTCAGCGGATCAAGGCTGGGCTGTCGGGTGACTTCAAGACGGCGTTCAGCGGTGTTGAGGGTGACGCTGCGGCTTCCGCGAATGATGTTGCGGGTGAGTTCACGCAGGCTGGTGGCGAGGCGTCTGGGGGCTTCTCGTCGAAGCTTATGGATGGGCTTAAGGGTATCGGCGGGCTCGTCGGTGTCGCGGGTATCGGCGCTTCCCTGGCCGCTGGTGTTGTGGGCGGCATGGAGCGGGAGAAGCTTGGGGACAAGGTCGCCGCGCAGTTGAATCTTGCGGGTCCTGAAGCGGAGAAGGCTGGCACTGTTGCCGGCAACCTGTACGCCGGGGCCTGGGGTGAATCCCTCGACGAAACCCACGACGCTGTTGCCACGGTGATGTCGTCGATCCCGGGGATGATGGACGCACCTGCGGCTTCCCTCGAGGGTGTCACTGCTAAGGCGCTGGACATGGCGACCGCGTTCGACGTGGACGTGAACGAGTCCGTGGGCGCTATCGGCGTGATGATGCGTGAGGGCCTGGCCCCTGATGCTAACGCCGCTTTTGACCTGATGGTTGGCGGGATGCAGCGGGTTCCTGCCGCGTTCCGGGAGGAGCTGCTGCCCGCGTTCACGGAGTACAGCGGTTACTTCGGTGACCTGGGCATTTCGGGTGAGACCGCGATGAACATGATGATTCGTGGCGCGGAGAACGGCACCATCGGTATTGACAAGATGGGTGATGCGGTCAAGGAGTTCCAGATCCGCTCCACTGACATGTCGAAGGCTACGGGCGAGGTTTACGACACCCTTGGCCTGGACATGCAGGACATGACGAACATGCTTCTCGCGGGTGGGGATTCGGCGCAGGACGCGCTGGGGCAGATCATTAATGGTCTGACTGAGATTGAGGACCCTGCCGCCCGCGCTGAGGCTGCTATCGGCTTGTTCGGCACGCCGCTCGAGGATCTTTCGGTTAATGAGATCCCGAACTTCCTTGGGATGCTTGACCCGGCGGGGGATGCGCTGGATAACTTCGCGGGTTCGTCCGATAAGTTGGGCGACACGTTGAACAACAACACGGCGACCGCTTTCGAGAGCCTGAAGCGCGGGATTTCGACTGCGTTTGTGGATGCTGTCGGTGGTGCCGCCATCAAGATGACCGAGCTTTACAACGCGGTGAAGCCTGTTGGCGAGTGGCTGAGCAAGTACGCCGACGTGTGGGGTCCGTTCGCTGTCGGTATCGGCCTGGTGGCCGGCGCGTTCGGTGCGTGGACTCTGGCTGCTAGCGGGGCTTCGATTGCCACTGGCGCGCTTGCCACTGTTATGGGTGTGCTGACGGCCCCGATTACGGGCATCGTCGTTGGCATCGGGCTTCTGGTCGGTTCCCTGATCTACGCCTACAAGAACATCGGGTGGTTCCGTGACGCGGTTGACTTCGCATGGGACCGGATTCAGGTTGCGACATCGTGGCTGATTGACACGTTCAAGAATCTGGGGTCGAACACGGCCCGGGAGTTCGGTGTGATCAAGGGCGCAGCTTTGGCTGTGGGCGCTTGGTTCTCCGGGACTCTGGTGCCGTGGTTCCGATCCGCTCTTGCCGCTATTGGCGGGTTCTTCACGGCGCTGAACACGAACGTGATTCAACCTGTGTGGCAGTGGATTAAGGGCGCTATCTCGAACGTGGTGACGTGGTTCACCGGGACGATTGTCCCGAACTTCCACAAGTCCATCAACGCGCTCGGGCAGTTCTTCGACTTCCTGTACCGGAACTTCATTGCCCCGTTTGTGTGGGCGTTCCGGATGGCGGTCGGCGCTGTTTCGGCTTGGTTCCGCGACAACATTCTGCCGGTATTCAAGAGGGCGATTGCCGCTATTGGTGCGGCGTTCCGGTGGTTGAACGACAGCGTCATTCAGCCGGTGTGGTCGTGGATTCAGTATAAGATCGGTGCGGTCGCTAACTGGTTCAACACTAAGCGGCTTGAGCTTCAGGCCCGTATCGCGGCGTTGGGTGAGGCGTTCAAGCGTCTTTACAACGCCTACGTGAAGCCGGTTTGGGATTGGATTAAGTCCAAGATTCAGGCTGTGGGCAACTGGTTCCGTGACGTGTTGGTGCCTGCTTTCCGTGGGGCGATTCAGCGTGTGGCGGATAAGTTCTCCGAGTTCAAGACCCGGGTTAACACGGTGTGGGAGGGCGTGAAAACGCTCCTCCGCAACGGGTGGAACTGGATCTCGGGCAACGTGTTTGATCCCATCAAGTCGGGGCTCAACACGCTGAAGGACTCGTTCACTCGCACCAAGGATGGGATCGGGAAAACCTGGGACAAGTTGAAGGCGAAGGTCAAGGAGCCTATCGCGTTCGTGGTGAACAAGGTCATCAACCCGTTCATCGGCGGTTACAACAAGCTGAACAACTTCTGGTCCGGTACTGACCTGAACGAGATCACGGGGTTCCACGCTGGTGGTTACACCGGGCCGGGCTCGAAGTATCAGCCGGCGGGTGTGGTGCACGCGGATGAGTACGTGATCCGCAAGGAGTCTCAGAACGACCTGTCCCGCAACGCGCCGGGGTTGCTGGACAACCTGAACAAGTACGGGTCCAAGGCCCTGGGATACGCCACCGGCGGTCATGTTGGCGGCCCGCAATACGCGGGGCCTGGCACTTCGGTGTTCGGGCTTCGATCGTTCAGCAACCCGTTGCAGTCGATGATCCGGCAGTACGGCGAAATGGTCGTCAACCCTATTGGTGGGATCAGCCCGACGTGGCAGGTCCGGCAGTCGGCTGCCGCTTGGAACGGGGTCTCTGGCATCGGGGTCAGGATTGGCAAGCCAGGCAGTGGGCCGACAGTTCACTTGCACGAGTCGGCTAACCCGCCGTTCCTGCCCTCCGGTGTGCCTAACTGGGCGGGCGTGTATTACGGGAACAATCAGATTGCGTTGAACCCGAACAGCAATGTGGCGCGCAACCCGGGCATGGCGAAGGCTGTGACAGTTCACGAGATGGGCCACGCGCTGGGCCTGCCGCACGCGCATCAGGGCAATGGCGCGCACTCGATCATGAACTACAACACGATGTACCGCGCTGGTGGCGTCCCGACCATCGCGGACGTCCGGGCGCTTCAGGCGATTTACCCGGGCGGGTCCGGTAAGGCGCAGAGCCCCGGCTCATCCAGCGGGGACGACGGTAACGTGTGGCTCGACCAGATCAAGAACCTTGTTACGAAGCCAATTGACGCGGCGAAGGACATGTTCAAGAGCAACAAGTTCGTGCAGATGCCGTTGGGTATCGCGGACAAGATGGTCGAGGGTGTCATTGACAAGGCCGCTTCCCTGATCGGTTTGGGTGGCGGCGATTCCGGGCCTGCCGGTTCCGGGCAGGTCACGAAGTGGATGACGACGGCACTGAAGAAGAAGGGTCTGTTCTCGGAGGCGAACCTTGCCTCCGGTGTGCGGCGTGCGATGCAGGAGTCCGGTGGTGATCCGCGTGCAGTGAACAACTGGGATGTCAACGCGTTGCGGGGTGATCCGTCTAAGGGTCTGATGCAGACCATTGGGGCTACGTTCCGGCAGTACATGGAACCGGGTCACTCGGATATCTTCAACGCGATTGACAATATCCTGGCGTCGATCAACTACACGATGGCCCGTTACGGGTCTCTTCGTGCTGGTTGGGATCGCCCCGGTGGTTACGCGGACGGTGGTCTGGTGAAGCCTGGCAACGTGTGGGACGACCCTGTTGGGACGGTTCACCGGCTGCCGCAGGGTGTGTCGTCGATTTATAACGGGACGGGTGGCGCGGAGTACTTCCAGCGCGTCAACCCTGACCAGCCTACGGGTGGCCTGAACATTCACGGTGACGTTTACACGGTGGATGAGACGCAGTTCGCGAACAAGGTGTTCCGGAAGATGGATCAGCGGAGGAGCTTGGCTTATGTTGCATGATGCTATTCCGTCTGTGAGCTTCCACCGTGAGGGTGACGGGTCGTTGCACCTTGGACGTGCGGGTGGCCCTGGGGTTCTGAATCTCATTCGTGGGGCTCAGGGTCTCGGGGCTGCCCCGGTGTCGTTCTCGTCTGCGCCCAGGCTTGCCGGCCACGGGTCGACGTTCCGGGGTAAGCGATTGGATGAGCGTGACATTTTCCTGCCGCTGGAGTTGCGTGGCGGGACGATGTCGGGGGCTAACGGGGTGCGGGATGATCTCCGGCGATTCCTGTCCCCGCTGGACGACCGTGAGCTAACACTCAGGGTGTCTGTGCCTGGTCGTGATAGGTGGCGGGAGATCCCCGTGCATTACGCGGGCGGGCTTGAGGGTGACGATGATGACCAGTACCACGGCCATTGGGAGCGGGTCGGGCTTGAGCTGAAGTCTGCTGAGGCCCTGTGGCGTGGTGAGCCTGAGTCTGAGTCGTTCCAGGTGGACGCCCCGACGAAGTCCTTCCTGAGTCTTACGGAGCCGTTCTTCCCGGTGCTGCTGGCGGATTCGACGGTGGCTGGGCGGATCACGGTGAACGTAGCCGGCGACGCACCTACGGCCCCGTTGTGGACGATCACGCCCCCGGGTGAGGACCTGTTGATCCGGCACGCTGAGTCGGGTTCTGAGTTCTTCCTGGAAGGTTATCTCGGGGAGACGGTGAACCTGGACATGTCGAACGGTCGCCTGTGGTCAGCATCAGACCCGATGGGTGACCTGTTGTGGGAGCGGGTGCCTGCTGACCGTGGGCAGTTGTTCTCGTTGGCCCCGGGGCGTAACACTATCGAGTTCGCGTTGGTGGGTTCCACGGCGGACACGATGGTGCATGTGACGTACGCGCCCCGCTACTTGGCTGGGTACTAAAAGAACTAAACAGAACTAAACGCGGCAAAAGAGGAAGGCCCGGGACCATCACGGTTCCGGGCCTTTGTCATGCCCAGACTCTTGGAGGTCCCCGTGCAGGTTTGGGCGCGTGATCCTAACCGGGTCCGGAAGGGCCAGCTCACCCCGTTGTCGGCGCAGTGCGTGCTCCGCGAGTCGGGTGTGGGTACTTGGTCTATCACGGTGGATGAGTCCTCCCAGTGGTCCCCTGTGGTGCAGGAGGGGTGGGGTGTTGTCGTCATGGACGGCGACACCACCGTGTTCTCGGGGCCCGTGACGGAGATCCAGGTCGACCAGAACGGGCAAGAACGCGACGTCACCCTGTCAGGGGTCACGGACATGCACGTGTTAGCTGACCGCCTCGTGTACCCGAACCCGGCGCAAGGGTTCAACGCGCAGACGATCAGCCATTACAAGGCGAAGGGCCCGGCTGAAACCCTGATCCTCAACATGGTCCAGGGGCAGTGCACCCCGGACGAGGCGTGGCCCACGAGGGTTCGCAGGACTCCGGGGCTGACGCTGCCCGTGTCCCTCGGGCGTGGCGTCACGACGTCGGTTGAGGCCCGGTTCACCAGGCTGCTCGACGAGGTCAAAGCCCTCGCAACCGTTGGCGGCCTGGTCGTGGACATCGTGCAGGACGGCACAGACCTCCCCCTGATCATCCGGGAACCCCGCGACAAGTCCCGGTCCGTCAGGTTCATGCAGGACTCCGGGCTCGGCGCGTACACGGTGAAGAACACGGCCCCCACGGTCACGACCGTGATCCTCGGCGCGCAGGGTGAAGGCGCGTCCCGGACGATCACGGGCAAGTCCGCACCGAACGAAACACGGTGGGGCGCTAGGCGGATCGAACAGTTCAGTGACCGCCGTGACACCGAAGACGCAGACGAGCACCAGAAGACCATGACCGAGGTGCTGGCGGAAGGCGGGCCGTCTGGTTCCGCGACCTTCGAGGTCGCCGAAACCAACGACCTCCGCTACGGCGCGCACTTCCAACTCGGAGACGTGGTCAGCGTCGTGCTCCCCGGGGGTAACACCATCACAGACGGCGTCCGGTACGTCGAAATCACCTGGGACCCCTACGGGCGCGAAGTGAAGCTCACCGTGGGCGACGAGTCCACAGACGAGCCCCTCGCACCCAAAGAACTCCAAGCACTCAAGACTTTGCAGCGCTCCGTGCGCGGATTGGCGGTTAGACGATGAGCCAGAACTCATACCCCAAGGTGGACGCCCCGTTCACCGACGACCAGTGGAAGAACCTGTTCCTCACCCTGGGGCGCGGCATCATCGACAAGGGCGGGTTCCCCTACCAGCTCACGGCCCGCGACTCCACCACGAACACGGTGACCATCGGCGTGGACACCCGCGACGGGCGGAACTACGCGGTGCTCGACGGGTTCCTGCACTACATGGACTCCCCTGAGCAGGTGCCGGTGCCCCCGGTCACCACGGACACCGTCTACGAAATCGGTCTCGTCTACGACCCCACACAGCACAACTCCGAGGGCGGCCCCGTCACCCTCACCGCGTGGGTCGCACCCGGCGACAACACCGGCGGCAAGTCGCGTCTCGTGCTGTACCGCATGACCCGCAAAAACAACCTCGCCCTCGGCTCCACCCCCTACACCGCCGAACGCCCCCGCGCCTGCCCCGTGTTCTCCGTGTCCTACGAATCGGAACTCCCCAAGGGCTCCCTCGTCCTCGTGGACTCCATCGGGGTGATCCGCACCACCGGGGAAATGTTCCGCGCGAACATCTCCGAGGCCGGGGCTATCACGTGGTCCGCTGTGGGCGGCACCAACGGGTCGACGTCCGCGACAGCGAACACCACCGCGCTCCGGCTGGCGGACGGGACCCTCCGCGCCAAGACCCCTAACGGTGCGCAGTTCCACTCGGACACCCTCGTGAACATCGGGTGGGTGAACACGAACATCCCCGACGCCGACACCACGGCGGAGGGTAACACCGCGATCAAACGTCACCCGGACGGGCGCGGCGGTTACGTACAGGACCCGCAGCACGCCTCCGACGTCGCGAACAAACGGTACGTGGACGCGAAAGAGTGGTACGGGCAGCGCATCATCAAGGACGCCTCCTCCCCCGTCCCCTGGGAAGTCGTGCAGGGCTCCACCAGCGCTTACACCAACACGAACCTCGGCTCAACCTGGGCCACCGTAGCCGTCAGCTCCGGCGGCAGGTTCGGGCGCTACCCCTCCGCGCTCAAGTACAAGAAGAACGTCCGGGCCTGGAACCTGTCGCCCGACACCGTGTACGGCGTCACCCCCATCCGGTACGAGGACAAGGAGAGCGGTGACACCCGTGTCGGTGTCGCCGCTGACTCCTACGTGAACACCCTCCCCGAGCTGGTGGAGACCAACCCTGACACGGGTGAGGTCGAGGGGTGGAAGTACATGCTCATGTGTGTTGCGCAGCAGGTCGCTATCCGTGACCTCAACGACCGGGTCAAGGCCCTCGAGGCGATGCTCACGGCCCCGGATGAAAGCGCAGGTGTCTGATGGCTTACCCTCCCGGCGTATCACTCGCCGTCATCAACGCGGGTAACGCGTTCACCGCTTTCGGCGGGGACTCGTCGCTGACCGTGACCGTCGTCCCCCGCTTCCCGAAGGCCGGTGGCGGGTTCCTCTCCAGGGTTGTTCACGCCGCGTCCGGGTGGGTGATGACCGACGAAACCCAAACGTTTATCGGGCAAACCGGGGCGGAGCTGTCCTTCTCCGTTCCCCACGTTGACCAGGCGGGGTGGCGCGACCCCTCGCAGAAGGCGTATACGGGTTGGTACTACGAGGTCACGGTCACGGTCGGCCCCGCGAAGGGCAAGGGCAAGCCGACCACGTATAAGCAGACCGTGCAACCGGTCATCGGGCAGTCGCTGATTGACCTGGACCTCGTGCCGGACGGGCCGGTCGGGTCGCCCACGTGGGGGCCTGTCCCTGAAGTCGTGTCCGTGAACGGGATGACCGGCGCTGTCGTCATCGACTCCGCCGCCGCCCTGTCCGCCACCGAGACCGAGCCCGGCGTCTACGTCATCGAGGTGTCCTAATGGCCTACCCCGCAGGGCACCCGACGATCCGCCTCGCGTTCAGTGACGGGTTCAAGTTCCACGGCCCTGACACCACGCTGGTCGTCACAGCGACCGTGAACCTTTCCGTGCCCACCGTCAAGCACCTGGGCGACGGGGCCGAACTCGCGGACGGGCAAGTCCTCACAGGTCCGCTGGGCGACTTCCGCGTCCCCAACCCGCAAGCCATCGGGTGGGCAACCCCCGCCGGCTCACGGGTGCAGGGATGGTCCTACGACCTCGCCCTCACAGCCGCCGCGCCCGACGCGCCCGACGCGCTATGGGTCGCCACCATCCGCCCCGCCAACGGTGTCGAAACCATCACCCCTGGCATGGGCACCATCACAGGCGGAACCTCCACAGGGTCCGTGACCGTCACCGAAACCGCCCCCGGCGTTTACACGATAGGAGCCTGACATGGCCGTAACGATTAAAGGCTTCGCGTCCGACTGGTCCGTCCCCGAACCCGCAAAAGGCCCGCTCGGAACAGCGCTCAGTGGCACCTTCGCCACTCTCGACTCGCAGGGGCGGCAGCCCGTCCGCAAGGGTGAACTCGTCCTCAACGTCATGGACTACGGCGCTATTGGTGACGGTGTGGCCGACGACACGGCAGCCTGCCAGGCTGCTATCGACGCAGCGCCGCCGCATGCCACCGTCATGTTCCCGGGCAATCACCTCATCACTGCGGTCACGCTCAACAAACCGCACATCAAACTGGTCGGCCCCGGCACCATCTACCAGGGCAAAATCGTGATTGGCACCACCGGCACCCGCCAAGACCTGTACTGGGCCGTGGACGGCCTCACGTTCGAGCGGTCCGCCATCGCGGACAACACCTACGGCATTGAGCTGCTGAAGGGCCGGCGCGGCACCGTGCAGAACTGCACGTTCTTCCGCCACGACAAAGCGATCTACGTGAACCCGCTGGCAAACGGCGACTTCCACGACACCGCGATGGTGAAGATCAAGAGCAACGAGTTCGACCAAGTCCGGTACGCCCTTTACGTGGACCGGGCACCGGCTGTGAACTGGATGAACTCCTCGGACTTCAAGTTCATCGCCAACACGATCAACCTGGCGCTCATCACCCCGGTATACGCGGTGTCCATCGACGGCATCGTGATCTCCGACAACGTCACGTTCTTCCCGTCGTACAACAACACGAACGCCACGCTCAAGGCCGACAAGATGAAGAACATCTACCTGGGCGAGTCCGACTGGGTGGTGATCTCGGGGAACAACTTCTTTGAGTCCGGGGTGGAAGCCATCCACCTGGAACGCCCCCGGCACTTCACAATCTCGGACAACCTGATCGCGTGGCCCGGGCAGCGGGTGATGTCGGACGCGATCCGCATTACGGGTGACGCCCCGCAGTTCGGGTCGATCTCGGGAAACGTGATCTCCCGGTTCACCGGCAACGCGGTTGGGGTGTACGGCACCGGGGGTGGGCTGCTGTCCGTGAAGGACAACGTGTTGGAGTACAGCGCCGCAGCCGCCACCTATTACGGCACCCCGGGCCTGTCCACGGTCGCCCATTACGGCGTGTTCCGCGCGTCGACGTCCACTGTCAAGGTGGTGGAAAGCAGCAACGAGGCCACAGGTGGGATTTTCAGCAACCAGGGCGGGGCGCTCACGTCCCGCACCTGGGTGACCCCGGACAGCATCCTGGGCGGGTTCCGGGCGCAGATCCCGGTCACGGCGGCGGACACCCCGATCCTGACGTTGAACTCCACACAGGGTGGGACGACCGCGTTCACGGGGCTCCTCATCATCGAGGTGAAGAACGTTGATGCGCAGACGAACGTGAACTCATCGTCGTACGTGTATCACGTGTCGAAGCACGCGCTCGGGGTGAGTGCCACGAAGATCTCGGAGCACGGACTGCTGACCGGGAACTCGGCTAACTGGCCGTCGTTCACGTTCACACTCAGCAGCACGGGGAAGCTCCTTGCCACCCCGGTCGCGTCGACCTCGGGCACGTTCTTCTTCATGGTCACGTTCCAAGGCGACCTCGCGGCACTGCCAGCCTGACTTTAGAGCCTGATGGCCCCTCGCCTGTTCGTGGGCGGGGGGCCGCCGCTTGTGCGGACCGGGATGCCTTGGTCTTGGGCGGCGTGAGTGATCTTGTGCGCGGTGGCGTGGTTGCCAATGTGGCACCAGTCGTCCACCCCGCGCCAACAAGTGACTGTTCCGTCGTCGTGCAAGTACACCTCGACCGTGTCACCCGCAAGTAAAGCTCTCCCGTCACGGATTTCCACGATGAGGTCCCACTCGGCAGGGGGCGGGCTTGTACGACGACGGAACATGCGAACCACTTTACCAGCCGCCCACGGGTGGCTTTCTTCGTTTAAGGAGCCGCCATGCCTCAGCACGTGTACGCACCGCGCAACGACCCGCCGTCCGACAGGAGCCACTAATGGCAGACCGCATCCCCACCGTTGCAGGCGTCCACGGCGGCATCCTCGTCATCGTCGGAGCCGTCTACACCGCCATTGGGATCACCTGGCACGTAGCGGACTCCCCCACCCGGGAGGCCGGCATCAACTGGCTGCCCTGGCACGCCGTCAACGCAACCGCCGTCGCCTGGGCGTGGGTGCTCGCCGGCATGTTCACGCTCGCCTGCGGGCTGTTCTCCAAGGGGCACCGCAGATGGGAGAACGCCGCGTACTTCGTCGGGATCTTCGTGCCGCTCCTGCTCGCCACCTGGTTCCTGATTGCCTGGATCGTGGGCACCGCGCCAACGGGGATTCTCACGACCATCTCATACGCCGGGTACGCGCTGATCCTCGGGTGGGTTGGCGCACGCGTCCGTGAAGACGTGCAGGAGGCCAGCCCATGACGGGACTCCTAACACCGCGATGGAACGCCATCGACATCCTCGGCATCATCATCGAAGGCCAACACGTACCAGCGTTCCTGGCGATGGTCGGGGTGCTCGGGGCCGCAGCTATCGCGGCGATCCCCGTGGTGCTCAAACACAAAGCGGACAAACGGGCATCGGTCACCACCGAGCTGCGCGGGCTTATCGACGAGCTGCGGAAGGACCGGGAAGAGGACCGCCGGAAAATCACCGCGCTCGAGAAGGACATGGTCGAACTCCAACTCCAAAAAGAGCTGGACCGCCACACGATCTCCCGGCAGAACGACCGGATACGCGACCTCGTCGAAGAAAACGAAGACCTGTGGGGATTCGCCAAAGCCATCATCAGGTGGGAAGAGGCGGGCGGGACACCACCGCTCCCCACCCGCCCCTGGCGCATCCAAGACTCACTAGGAAAAGCCCACACAGACGGGCTGCTCTAGATTGCTGGCGCTTAGTCCGCGTGTGTGAAGTATGTCCGTCTAGCTTCCTCTGCCGCCACGATTGCTTCCTCGAGAGTGGCGTAGGAGCCTACGTGCGTGCTCTTGCCCCCAGGGTTTACGCGCACCCGGTACTTGCCGTAGGTGTAAGAGATGTTGCGGTGCCCCGTCTTGCTATTACTGGCCGCACCCTTCCGATGCTCAACGTTCTGACGCTTGGTCACAAGTCGCAGATGTTCGGGGTTGACGCACGTGGCGTTGTGGCACATGTGGTCAATGATGCCCAAGTCCGGAATCGGGCCGTTGGCTAGCTGCCAGGACAGTCGGTGCGCGTAGACGAGCTGTTTGCCGTCGTGGATCTTGCCATAGCCAACGCCGTTGGTTGATCCTGTCCAGGTCCAACACCCGTCCCCCTTGGCAACCTTGGGCCAGAACCGTTTCTCAACGGGGACTCTCTGGCGCTCCACCACGGGCTTGTCCGTGGACCCATGCTTAGTCCACCTGTCGTAGTGCATGGTGCACATCTTGAGCTTGCGGGACGGGCGCTCACACTCGGTGACGGCACAGGTGATAATATTGGGCACATCGACTCCTAATTAGTCGGTCAAGCCCCCAGACGGTCGCCACCGCCGTGGGGGTTCTTTACTTACCAAGTGTAACACGTTCCATGATCCAACGAACAGAAAGGGGGTGTCGCATGGTGAATATGAGCATCCCTTATCGAGGCCCTGATGGCATGTCACAGCAGCTCCTCAGTGAAATGCAAGCCCGGTTCGGGGCGAGAGCGCAGAACAAGGGGTTTGTCACCGGGTACATGGCTTCCGCGCAGGCTGGCGAGACTGGCGGGCACTTCGCGGACCGTCACGGCATTACCCATGCCATTGACATCGGGGTGGACATCGAGTCGGACGGCACCGGGTTGCTCCCCGCCGATGCGCTCGTGATCGCGGAGCACCTGCGAAAGCTTGGGAAGGCGGGGAAGCACCCGTTCAGTCGTCGCGGCTACCTCATCCACGACATGTCCACGACGACCCGCCCAGCGCCCTGCATCGCGGGTTTTCACACGGAGTGGGAATGGCAGCGCTACGACGGCGCGTCTCCGCACTCGGACCACATCCACCTGACCACGGCAGGGGACCAGCAGTGGGGCGGAGAGCCCCAGTTGCCCCCCGCAATCTACAACTCCCGCGAATCGTGGGGGATAGGAGGCGCTATGGCGAACACGTCAGGGGCCATGCGCCCCGTCCCCGAGATGTACCCGATCACCCAGACCTATCGGCAGAACGCGACCTCGTTCAACGTCGGGGCCTTTCACGGGGCCATCGACTACGGGGTGCCGATGAACACCCCTGTCGTTGCACCCGAAGACGGGGTGGTTGTGTTCGACGGGTGGGCTTGGGATCTCCCTGGTGGGCCTAACGACTGGGGCTCCAGGTGGTACCTCATCAAACCGGCGCGGGGTGACACGAAGTCCGGTGGCGGCATCATCACGATCTTCCGCAATGCTGCCGGGTCTCACTGGGGTATCGCCCACGCTAACCGCTCCTACTTCAACGTAGGCGACCGTATCCGCAAGGGTCAGGTCATCCAGGCATCCGGGACCACAGGTTCCAGTACAGGTCCACATTCGCACGTGAACCTATGGCCCGCGAACCCGTCATGGGGCAATGGGGCCTTCGGCGCTATCGACCCGCAACCGTACATCCGCGAGAAGTACGCACCCCTCACCGCCGCCTCATGGCAGGGCTCACCCACCACGGGTGTCGGTGCGACCACGACGAAGAAGGATTTCACAGACATGGCGACAGAAGCCGAACTCCGCAAGATCGTCGCGGAAGAGACCAAGAACGCGCTCATCCGTGAACTCACCTACCCCCGAAACAAGCTTGGCGGGGCCGGTGGCAAGGTCTCCATTCAGAACGAGATTCTGTACACCGCAGCGAATGAGAAGAAGGTCCACGCGAAGCTTGACGCACTGGTGTCCGCTGTGGGCGTCCTCCTCGAGCAGAAGACCACAGGGCTGGACCTTGACCCTGACAAGGCTTACGCGGAGATCGGGCGGGCAACCGTCGCGGCGCTGCGGGGCACCACTACTGAGAACGGAGCCTGAACATGGCGGCAGGAATTGAAGAGCCCAGCGGCAAGGTTGCGGGCCGCGTCACCATCACCACGACCCTCACGTCCTTGATCCCACCGTTCGCGGCTGTTGTGGTCGTCGTGGCGTGCGCGCTGCTGGACATTCTGGAGAAGGAGACCGCAGGCGCGGTGGTGCTCGGCATCCTAGCGACTGCGGGCCTGACCACGGGCACTGTCTACCAGACCGCGAAGAAGACCCCCACGGATCAGGCGAAGGTCATCTGGGGTTCCACCCCGGTTGCTGACGTCGTGACCGCTACGACTGTTGAGGACTTCGCCGATGTCCCCGTGGGCGGCGGTTCGCACCGCGCCGACGATGGTGACCTGACCGCTGATGCTGATGCCCTGGCTGCTCGTGCCGCTGAGCTTCGACGAGGAGGTGGTTCCTGATGGTTCGTCGTTACGCGATGTACCCGATTAAGATCGCGGGCCGTATTGTTGGCTGGTTCCGTAAGTGAGCCACGTCTCTTTCCGGGGAATGCAAGTGTGAAGCCCGCTTTCTACCAATTTGCCCCCAACGGTGGGGTTGTTGGTAGATTGTTCCCAGTCAGATCCCCCCTGACGAATGGCAATCCCCCGGTTGCCGCGCTCAACAATCCCCCCGAAGGTTGAGCGCAAATGAACGCCGCCCCGTCTAGCCTCCCCCACGAGGCCGGACGGGGCGGTCTTTTTTTATGCCCTGTTACTGCGGCTCCATGCCACCGTCCGCGACCCACTGGTCGAAGTCCTCCTCGAACGCGACCCACAGTTCCTCCGAGGTGCCGCACACGGTGATGTCTTCAACGGAGCAGTACGTGGTCGGGTCGTAGGTCAACGGGTAGTAGTCGGTTGGAAGGAACCCGTGCGCCTGGGCGATGGCGGGGTCGATCTCTTTGAGGGAGAACACCTGCCCCTGCGTGTCGAGGAGCTTGGGTGCGTCGGTGGGTTCGGGGGATGACGACAACGGGCCGGGGGTAGCGGACGACTCGACGGCGGGCGGGGTGAACGTGTCCTCCACGACGGCGGGTGACGGTTCCGGTTCGGGCGGGGTCGAGGTGCCACAGCCGGCGAGGATCAGGGCGGCGGGGATCAACAGGTACTTACGCATTCGCTGAGTCCTTCATCGAGTGGCGGCGAATCTGTCGGTCCATCCCCGGGGGCACATGCCATGCACGGAGCGGGGCGCGGTCAAATGTCCAGTTGGCGAACCAGGGGTACCAGATGTGATCCCGCGTTTCGGCCCACGACTTCATAAACTTCACGTCATCGATCTGCTCCGCGAACGTGTACTTGCGGCGTCGCATCTTTCCTCCTTGGCTTGGTGTTTCACTTCCTATGTTACAGGCAACACGGTGGGTTTACTAGTGTGACGTCACCCTGGTGTTACCCCGTGGCATGATGTCCGCATGACTGACTCAGGGGTTGACAGGGTGTACACGTTGCAGGGTGCGGCTGCGGCTACGGGGCGTTCCATGCCGACGATACGTAGGCGGCGCGAGCAACTTGTGGCGGCGGGGGCTGTGGTTGATCCGAAGGGGTGGCGCATCCCGCACACGGCGTTGGTGGCGGCGGGGTTCGACCCGTCATGGACCACTGAACAGCCACAGGAGCCCCGTAGCGAGCCTGTTGAGGTCGAGCCCATCCCGACGCCCACGGAGGAACTACGCGTCACCCAGGACCGCGTCAGACGGCTCGAGTCCGAGAACACCGTGCTCCGCTCACAAGTCGACCACTGGCAACTCATCGCACGGGAACGCCTCGACGCGCTCAACGACCAGAGAGTCGCCTTCCGGGCACTCGTCATGGCACGTCCCCCGGAACTCGAGGCCGCACCCGAGCCGGCGGAGACACCTAAGCGCGGCTGGTGGTCCCGCACGTTCGGCTGATGTAACCTGGCAGAGATGTGCCCCGGCGAGGCGGACAACCTCCCGGGGCGCGGAGCTTAGACGTTAGCGGCGTCGGCTCACTGACCAGAGTACAGCCAACCCTGGGTCTGTGACCACCCGTCGAGCGGATAGCTCCGGGTCTTCTGTTCTGGCTCTGGACCCGTCAAAACCCTAGTGCAGTCAGCCGGTCATAGCTCCGCGAACACCCTGAACCGGAGGGGTGAGGAACACCAGGCATGGTGGGCCTAGCACATGACAAAAGACGCACCTTCACAGGTGGGTCCCTGAGTCATGTCTAATGTGGCTGCGGGAGCCGGGGGCTGCGGGAGTTCGGCGTCGGGGACCTAGCAAGGCCAGTGCTTTAGCTCCGCATCATCATTCCCCGCAAGGGCGCAGGCCGCTGGCTAAGATCCATTCCAACTCCCACGGCTCGTAACCCGCTTGCAGGAAGAACCTGCTAGCCCCACCCTCGTCCGCGTACTCCTTATCGTGATTAACGCCACCTGTTCCCTTGAACATGCTGTTCCCCTGATCGCCTTGACCTTGGTAGGGCTTCGGGGACCGAGTGACCCCGGACTGCTGATCGAGAGCAGCGGCGCAATACGGGGACAGGATGACGTTCGCGGGCCACCGTCCAGGCATGGTCAGCCCCCCAGCGGGTCGTACACCTTGTTCAGCAGATCCGCCCACTCCACTGCGGCGACCTCGGTCTCGTAAGTGCTGGGGAGGCCCGTTGCGTCGGAAGTATCGACGACCCCCCACTGCTCACCAACGGGTACTACGCGGTACGGTCCATCACTCATGGCATCCCCTTGTTCGGTGGTCTCTGTTTCATGTTACACGCCTTAGTTACCAGGGGCTAGAGCCGCCCGGCGATCCACTCAAGGGTTGCAAGGGTGGGCCAGATCAGGCGGCGAGGGAAGCGCATTGCTCCACCCCTAGCATGGCGAGTTCGTCGCAGGTGGCGTACGCGATCCGGTCCAACACGACTTCAGTAGTGACGCACAAGCGTTCTGCGATCCAGGGTAGCGGTGCCGGCGTGTTCAGCCCCTCGAGGACCAGGGGCCAGGGGACGAGCCATCGGGCTGTCACGCGCCGCACCAGCTCCTCGACCTCGGGTGGTTGCCTCCCGTTGTGGCCCTGGGTCACGTGGACGATCTCGTGGCACAACGTGCTGCGCTCCTCGCACTCGGTGAGCCGGTCATGGACCCAGATGCGGTGCGACCCGTCCGTGTAGCCCCTTCCGTTCTTGAGTGTTTCGCGGATGATTTCGATGCCGAGCCGCTGGCAGGTGGACCAGGGGTCGAAGATGTGATCGGGGGGAATCATGGTCCATACGTTTACATGCACCACGGACGTGGTTAGCAATCGCACCCGTCATAGTCAGACCAACTATGCATCCTCATAGACTTTCGTCTTCCCCTCGTTGAGACTGTGCCGGCCCGTGCGAGGTGTCAGCCGCAAGCTCGGCGTCCTCGGGGTGGTGCACAACCTGCGCCCCGTTCACCATCGTGTTGATGAGCTGGTCCAAAACCTCGCGCTGCGCCAACGTCAACCGGGCCGCTGAAGCCGGCGGGGTCCACGGCTCAGCGTGACTCACGGACCTGCCTACGAGCCCGTAAATGGTCGCGTAGTCCACGGAGAGCGCGTCCGCCACGGCCTGGATGGATTCTTCGGTTGCGTAGAACGGATCGTTGAACACCATGCGGTTGACCGTTACGTGCGATAGCCCCGCCTTCATGGCAAGTGACCTCACGCTGCTCAACCCCTTCCTTTGCATCAACGTGAACCATGCCTCGGGGATCTGTCGTGCGGCCATCGTCGGCTCCTTAGCTAGTCAGTGGCTGCTTGTACTGTGAACTGTAGGCGCGAACGTGTACCACCGCACCTGCCCGCGTGTCACCATCCGACGCAGGATGCAGACGAATATTGTTCACCGTTTCGTGCAACACGTAACAATCGGACACAATCCCCGGATGGATGGATCGGAACGCATTGAGGGCCTACGTTTAGAACATGCAAACGGGGCGACCCGGAAGCTACCGGGAAGCGAAAGCTGGCAACGGCAAGTAGGGAACCTGGGATTCATTGACAACTTCATAACAGCAGCGCAGACCTGGATGACCGCCACAAAGCGGGGGCAAGGGTCGAGAGGATACGGGGCCGGACGGTTGGCCCCACACGCTCGAGGAGCCGGAAGGGATTAACCACCTGACACGGGCCTGGGCAGGGAAACGAAGCGCTGATCTGTAGACCTGCGGTATGTCCCGCAGGCACAAGGTAGCCCCGCACCGGTAACGCCGGAAGACGCTCAAGACGTCGGCGGGGCACGCAAACGAAACTAGCCAAGGATGCGGACATGGAGATCGACGGCTTCTATTTCAACCCCTTATACATTGGCGCTCATCGCGGAATCCGTGAGGCGCTGGAGTCGGGGCAAATCGAAGGGGTCCCTTTTAGGGTTACAGGGATGGGTCGGGATATCCGGCCCGGCGACACCTATATCGCGGAGCGCAACGTGGGCTTGAAGTTGCTCACATGCCGCGAGAACGACAAAGAAAACGGTTGGATCATCCCGGACGGAAACGCTTACCCGTACGACACGGGGGAGTGCATTCGTATTGAGTTGATGATCTAGCCGCCAGCCCCGAGATGTAAGCAACCGTGTTCGAGTCACGGCGGGGCACGCACAATAGACGCACACCAACAACGAGAAGGAGTACGTCATGGCACGTGGATGGGATAACGCAGTGAGCGTCGGCGCTTGGAGCCGCGTGGTCGACTTGACCCGCGAGTACCAGCAGGACGACGAGATGGAGGCTGACGAGTACGCGGATCGCGTGCAGTCAATCGCATGGGAAACGGAGGGTGACTTCTAGCAAGGCAGCAAGGGCAGCACCCCAGCGCGGATCATCTTTGCTCTGGGGCGCTGTTACCCATAAACCGCAACAACTAACAGGGGGATCTGTTATGAGCGACTACACCTGCACTTACACCCACGGCACATGGTTTTGCCCGCATGACTGTGACGACCCGTCGCACGGTCGGGGCGGGGCGGCGAAGGTCTTTTACCGGGGCCGGTATTACAAGCCGGGCCAACTCATCACCGACAACTAAGGAGACGACATGTGGCAATACATCTTCATGAACAGCGGTGAGCGCCGGCTCGCCTGGTCCGTCAAGCACCCAAACGGCACGACTTACAGCCGCAACACATTCGCCGAGGCCGTGGACCTTGCAACTGACTTGTCGGCGCGCATGAAGGAGCACGACGTCAAGCACTACAGGTGCCGCGTCTACAAGACCTACTGCTGGACCGCATAACTAAGGAGACGACATGTTCACCAAGCTCATGGCGTGGCAGGTCCTCGAGGACGAGAACATGCCCACCGAGTTGAAGCTCGGCAACCTCGACCGCCTCGATGGGATGAAGCCATGACGCACAACGAAGTCGACGCCTGGCGACGCCGCGAACTCGCCGCGTGGGACCGGGATTACCGCATCCTCCCGTGGCACGTGATCGGCCCGGACGCGCAGCAGTCCTGGATCAACCGTTACAAGGAGGCCCACCAGTGAGCGGCTTCGCTGTCGGTGTCCTGCTCTGGCTTATCGCCGGACACGTCCTCTACCTCGCACGCACACCACGAAAGGACTGGAAATGACCACCCAATACGCCAACGGCCCGGACGGCAAGCTCTGGATCGTGACGGACAGCGAGACCTACACGGAGTTCGTGGCACTCATGGACCACTTGGGCATCACCGCTGAGGAGTCCTGATGTTCGGTCGTAAGAAGTACCCGCGCATCGTGGGCACGAACACCCCGGAGGTGAGGCACTTCCGCCGGCAGCTCCGACTCATCGAGTGGGCGCTCACCACGGTCGACCCGCGCACCGATGTTGACGCGGTCCGCAAGCTCACCGCCGACCACGCCGCGTACCGGGAAGCACTCAAGTCCCACGGCGTCAATCATCCTGCCCCCGTCGTTCACTGGTGAGGAACCCAATGACTATCACGCCCGATCACATCGCGTTTTACCACCCGGACCAGGACGGCGAACGACCACGCACCCTGGTGTCCCTGTTCACGGAGGACACGGTCCCGAACGTGCCCGTGACCATCGTTGACGAGGCGATGCACGTTGTCCTCAAGCACGTACAGGAGTTCATCGAGGCGGACACGGAGGACCCGTTCGTCCGGTACTGCTGCCTCGTCGCGGACCTCGGGTATGAGGTCCCGCAGGAAGGGTTCTGGGAGCTTGTGGACGCCTACGACGACCCCATGACACCCGAGTACGCGGAGCACTGGAACGGGCTGCTCAGGGACTACCTGGCCCCGTTTACGGAGGAGCGACCATGACCAACACCGAAGACGACGAAGCCCGCCGCTACTTCGAGGCGATCGTGCCGGGCGGAGTCCCGTGGGATGTGAAGAGCGAGAGCCTGCGTGAAGCGTGGCGCGCCCAGTACCGCAACGCACGCGACTTCTTCAAGGGGGAGATGTGACTGTCACCCCCGATGAAACCCCCGCGACCTGCTTGTGCGGGGCGCGAACCTACGAACCAGACCACGACCGCTGGCGGGAAGCCGCTGACGGGTACTGGTGCCGAGACTGCTGGATTGAGGCCGCATGAACATCGACGTCGACACCGCTGTTGAGATCGCAGCCCGCACCAAATTCGAGAACTACCAAGCGCGGCTCCGCACTACAGAGTTCGACCCCGAGTTCCACAAGATCGAGACCTGGGATGACGTCCACGATGCGCGCAAGGAAGCGCTACGGCTCGCAGCTCGCCCTTACGTGGAGGCCGTGTTCGGGCGTATCGCGTCCGACGCCTGGGAGGCCGCCGCCGATTACTACGGGGTGGGCGCGGCTGACGTCCGCGAAGGCAAGCAGGACAACCCGTACATGGAGGAAGAATGACACTCACCATCTACGAAGACCTGGAGCAAGGTTCCCCGGAGTGGTTACAGGCGAGGTGCGGGATCGTCACCGCATCGACCGTGGGGAAGCTGCTCACGTCCACGGGGAAGGTCGCAAACAATGACACGTCACGCAACCACATGCAGGCGTTGATCGCGGAACGGATCACGGGGCGTGTTGAGTACACGCACCCGAACCGGGACATGCAACGCGGCACCCTGCTGGAACCGTACGCGAGGGACCTGTACGCCGCGCACCACGCCCCGGTCACTGAGGTCGGGTTCATGCGGCTCGACGCAGTGGACGGGTGGTCGCTGGGTTACTCCCCGGACGGCCTCGTAGGGGACGACGGGCTGCTAGAGATCAAGTCACGTTCCCCCCGCATCCAGATCAACACCATCATGTGGGACCGCGTACCGGGCGCGAACATGGCGCAACTCCAAGCGGGGCTGCTCGTCACCGGGCGGGAATGGATCGACTACTGCTCCTACTCGCCGGGACTACCCCTGTACGTGAAGCGCGTACACCCGGACCGGGCATGGTTCTCCGCGATCAGTGAAGCCGTCCACACGTTCGAGGTCACAGCCCGCGAACAGATCCAGGCGTTCCAGATGTGCGCCAACTACCTGCCAACCACCGAATGGTTCGACCCATTCGAGCAAGAAGAGGAGATCACCTTTGGCTAACATCGCTAAGGCCATCGAACCGAAGTCCGACCAGCAGAACGCGGTGGACTACTTGACAGGGGCACGCGTGTTCACGGTCGCCGGCACCAGTGACTACCTGGACGACAAGCGCAACCCCAAGGTCGCCGTCCACCTCGCGGAAGCACCTGACCGCCCGTTCAAACCGTCCGCCACCAACCTCCGTCTCATCGTCATCGGCTGGGGCCAGGACGACACCACGTGGGTGGGCCGGCGTATCAAGCTCGACCTCGACCCCGAGGTCACGTTCGGCAGGGAGAAGGTCGGCGGCATCCGTGTCGTCGCGCTCTCCAACATGGAGCAGCCGTTCACCGCGAAACTCCCCACCACACGGGGCAAGAAAGCCGAATACCGGGTCGAGAAACTGGACGACGCCGTACCTTACGCCACCGAATCCCAGGTCGCCCAGGTGCTCGAACTGCTCCACGCCAAGGGGCACGCCCCCGCCTGGCTCAACGAGAAGGCCGGACGCAACATCGCAGGACCCAACGACATCACCGCCGACGAAGCAACCAAGTTCATTGAGGAGCTGTCCAAGTGAGCGACTACACGCCCGCCACCAAGACTGTCCGCGACAACTACCGCATCGTCGTTGAGGCGGATGAGGACCGATGGATTCGCCAGGACAGCGACCCTCACCGCAAGAAGCTCAAGCAGCTTGAGGAGATCAAGCGGGAGATCATCCGCCACGTGGACGACATCAACAGTGTCGCCGTGAGCTTCGACTCCACCGCCGTCTGCGCCTACTGCGAACACCGCTGGGACTGGTGCATCGACGATGACGGCAACCCCGCCTGCTGTGACGAAGCCGTAAAGGACTGGGAAACCCAGACCGGGAGGAAGTACGCGTGAGCAACCTGTTACTTGTTTCAGTAGAGGATTACCAGATGACCCAGTACCTCGAGGCCGTGGACCACTACAAGCACCTGATCCAGTCCGGGCACGTAGTCCAGAACTTCCGTGACGCGGTCCGCATCCAGTACGGGCTGCTCCCCTCGGAGGCTGTCAACGCGTTCAACGACGCCCAAGCAATCCAGGAGATGTGATGACACCCAAGGCTCGCATTATCCGCAGGGCTGTTCGCTACATGGCGCAGTCCGAGATGGAAAAACTCACAGTCACTGACTCTGGAAAGAATGAAGACGGGTCCTGGTGGGTGCTTATCCGGGACGAATCCCGAGGCGGTGCATTCGCGCCGTATTACCGAATCGACCTGACGATCACGGAGGACTGAGCGCCATGACCGACGAGACGCAGGACAGGTCCCGACTCGCCATGAAGGCCATTAGCGCTAGAGCCCGTGGCGATTGGCAGGCAGAGCGTGACGCGCTTGACGCCATTCACCTGATGGACAGGGAGGAGCAGCCATGACCCAGCAGCCGGACATCAACATCCAGGCCCCGCGTCTTGACCGTGCCATCGCCCCATCGAAGGGCATCCCATTCACCCCGTACCAGTACCGAGGGCACGAACCGTGGACCCCGAAGAAGTCCCGGTAATCCCCGGTCAAATAACGATCTTTGAGGAGCTAGAAAATGCTTGGCCCATGCATCAAGTGCCACCAGGAAATGCGCCCCATGACCATGAAAATCCACGAAGCCCCCGGGACCGTGGGTTACGGGGCTGACGGGATGTGCCGCACCTGCCGGCGTAGGTCCGGGATCAAGAAGACCACCCCCGATTGCTGCGTCAAGTGCGAGAAGAAGATGCGACCCGTCGGCACCAAGATCAAGGACTACCCCGGGACCAGCCTGCACTCCGGCAAGGGTGTGTGCGACTCCTGCGACAAGCGCGAACGACGGTTGATGCAGGGGCCGAAGCCGAAGACCGTGAAGGTCCCCGAGCCGGAACCCGAGGTCATCATCACCCCCGAAGTCATCGAAGCGCTCGGGTCATTCATGCAGCAGCGCCGTGCACGCATCGCTGAACGGGAACGCCTCGACCGCGCATTCCAGGACGCCGAAGCCGTCCGGCGACGGTTCATCGCCAACAGGTACGGCGTCGCCGCGTGAGTAGGCAACGCAAGTACCACTGCGACGTGTGCGTGGAAGCCCGACAAGCACCCGTGTACTGCGCCCCCCGAAAATGCCTATGCGGACACGAGGAATGCCCCGCGTTCGCCTCCTACATCAACGTCAGGGAGCAGAACGTCACAGCCACGGTCCGCCAGTCAACGAACACGGCGTGGGCTGAACGCGACTCGCCCACCTGGATCGACAACCTTTAGGAGACCAATGCACGAGCTACACCACGGGGACTGCATCGAAGTCATGCGGAGCCTGCCAGCCGAATCGGTGGACGCTATTGTCACGTCGCCGCCCTACGCGGAGCAGCGCAAGAGCACTTACGGGGGCATTCCCGAAAAGGATTACCCCGGGTGGACGGTCGCTTGGATGTCCGAAGCGCGACGCCTACTCAAGCCTGACGGGTCGGTCATCATCAACATCGCGCCGCACGTCAAGAATGGCGTCCTGTCCGATTACGTCTTGCGGACCCGGTTGGCGCTTCGTGAGGACGGTTGGGCCGAGGTCGGGGAACTCATTTGGCACAAGACCGGAGCCATGCCCACTGGGGCGCCCCGTAAGCCGCGCCGCTCGTGGGAGTCCCTACTTTGGTACGGGAAGCACGGGCAGCCATACAGCGACGCGAAAGCCAACGGGTGGCCCACGAAGCGCACCACCAGGGTCAGAACCGAAGGCCAGCACGCCAACCGGGCGGACTGGAACCACTACGACGGCGGCTCCAACAAGACACCCACAGTGACCCGATGCTCGGATGTCTTCGCTTTCGGCATGGGGCGAGAAACGACAGGGCACCCAGCGCCATACCCGGTCGGCGTCGCGGAGTGGTGCGCCAAGCTCATCTGCCCACCTGGCGGGACGATTCTCGACCCGTTCAACGGCTCCGCATCAACTGGTGTCGCCGCGATCCGCAACGGGTGGGACTACATCGGGATCGACGCCGTACAGGAATACGTCGACATGTCCGAGCAACGACTGTTGCGCGTAACACAACAAATGGAACAGGAGGCATCGTGAATAGCTTCGACGACCGTTACCGCTCCACATGCGAGACCCGTGGCGAACACCAGGGCGACGAACACGACGACGTGACCGCTGACGGTTGCACCGCTATCACCCGGTGGACCTGCTGCGACGAAGTCACCGTCACAGGCGAAATCATCGACTGCGACACCTGCCTAGAACCCGGGACCGCACCTGTAGGCGAACACCTCCCGCCCGGGTGGGTGCAAGACACCAACGGGTCACACTGCCCACGATGCCAACCAGGGGCCGCGTGATGTTCACCATCACCAAAACCCCGGAAGGCTCATGGGCAGCGAACTACGGACCCAACCGTTACGCGTTATCCGGCACGTTCTGCCACCTCATGCACGTACTCCACACAAGGAACTTCCAATGACCATCCACCCGACCCGACTTGCCCGCATCCGTCAACACCAGGAACACGCCGTCCGGTTGACCCTGCACGGTATGCGCCCATCCAACACCGAGGTAGCAGACCTAGTCGCGGACCTCACCGACCTACTCGCCGACTACACCAACGAACACCGGGGGCTGTAATGACCTTTGCCAGCGAAAAGATCCGCGCATTCAGCGTGGGCGACCGTGTGAACCTCGTCTCGTCCAAGACACGGGGTGACGTCACACATCACGTGGAGGCGACCTTCCCCAAGGATGACGCACCTGCTGTGGCCCTCGCAGTCCTAGAGGCGGCGGGGATCGATGGTAAGCAGTCCAGCCACGCACACCACGCCGCACGGGCTCTCATGGATCACGAATCGGTCCGCCGGTTGGAGGCAGAGCGGGAGGCCGAAGACGCCAAGGTGGTCGAGTTCCACACGGCTATCGGCGCCAACCTGAACCGGATCGAACGCCACCACCGCGACCTGTACAACGCCGCCCGCCGATTCTTTGAGGGGTCCTGATGTCCACTGTTCACCCGTTCCACGCTGTCCGCACGATACAGGCCCGCGAAGAGGGTTACAGGGCCGGCCAGGTCTGGGCAGAAACCGCCGCCCGCACCTGTGCCCCCGACGAGTGGACCCCCGAAGCGCAAACCGAGTGGTGCGACATGCTCCGGTTCCTCGCAGAAAACCCGTACGCCGAGGGTGCGCAGCCCTACTTCGACGCTGAACCATCGCAGAACGCTTACTACCGAGATCAGTGGCAGGTCGCTTTCGCCCAGGGTCGCCACCAGGCTCAAGCCGAACTCCGGAGGGCAGCCGCATGATCGACCCCGACTTCCTCACCGAGTGGCTCCAAGCCATCCTCGAGAACTACGACAACGCCATCACCGACCCCACGGAGGACGCATGACTGACAAGCCACCGTTGATGAAGCTGAGCGGGGAAAACTTCCCACGGCTCGAAGACACAGGGTATGGCAGGCGCAACACAGAAGATAATCGGGGGGAATTGTGGCTGGACGATGGCCCGCAAACGTAATCCTCTCGCCTAGTGCGGCGGGGGTCCTGGATGAGCAATCCGGGATCTTGAAGTCAGGCGGGTCTATGCACGAACGGTCCCACGCGCACAACGGAATCTATGGGGCTCCGTCTGGTGAACGTCAGACCCGACGCGAACCTGATATGGGTGGTGCAAGTCGCTATTTCCTCACCGCTGGATATGAACAGTGGGAACTCGAATGGATCTACAAGGTGGGGCTCAAGCCCTGCGGAATGGAGTAACAATGAGCCTCGCCTACCTCCGCGACGTTTTCGGCAAACCGTTCCGCCCCGGCGCGCACGTCACCGTCCAATCCGGGTTCGCGGACCCCTACCCCGCCACCATCGTCGGCAGCGTGGACGACTGCGTGAAAGTGCAGGACGAGCAGCACCGGGTCCGCATTGTGGGCGTCGACGACATCACATTCGATAGTCACACTCTGACGCATTCTTGACATTCAGGTGCTGCTAGGGGTGGACACTGTAAACCACCGTGGCGTACAATGTAATTGCAAGAAAGAAAAGCCCTTGCCGGATGAGCCACCATCCGGCAAGGGCACATCAACGCACTAGATAGGAGTGCCCTGATATGCCCAATTCTACCACCCGCCACGACAGCGCCCGCGAATTCCTCCGAATCTCCACCGAACGAGTAGAAGAAGCACTAAGAGCCCGCGCCCACTTCATCTACCTCGCACGCGACTACGGACTCCCCTGGGCGGACATTAGTCATGAAACCGGACTGTCAGTGCCGACATGCCGGAAACTCCAGGACGACTACCTCGACGAGCGACGCGGGGTGGCCGCATGAGCGCGGATTTGCACCACGAGGTTGGCCTCATAGCCCCAATGGTCACGAAATCCATGTGCGATAAGTACAGGCTCCGCGCCGATGAGGGATGCGTTTACAGATTCCTGAACGCAGATGGCGGCTGCATCTACATCGGATACACGGCTGAGCCGCTCAACAGGTGGCAGGCGCATCGACGCAAGCCCTGGTTTGAAGAGGTGGCAGCCATCTACTACGAAACGGGCTTGCCTGCGCGCGAGGCCCTAGCTATTGAGCGTGAAGCAATCCGAGATGAACGCCCCAAATACAACAGGACGGTGAGCAAGTGAGAATCCGGAGTATCAAGCCAGAGTATTGGCGGTCTGAGGACATCAGCCAGCTCACCGTCGAAGACCGGCTTCTCTTCATTGGCATGTGGTCTTACGTAGACGACAACGGCGTCGGTATCGACCGACTCGCCACCGTGGCTGCGGACCTCTTCGCCGGAGATATCGAGCGTGACGCTAGCGAGACTTTCGCGAGAGTGTCGCGAGGGTTGCAGAACCTTTCCGGCGCAGGCCTGATCGCCCGCTACGAAGTCGATGGCAAGCGATTCCTGCACGTCACCAACTGGGCCAGCCACCAGCGCATCGATAAGCCAAACAAGGCGCGCTACCCCCTCCCCACTAGCAATAACGCGGTATTCCCGGAAGTGTCGCGAGAGTGTCGCGAGACCCACGCGCCTGGAGCAGGGGAACAGAGGAACAGAGGAACAGAGGAACAGAGGAACAGTAAGAAAGAGAACACCACGACCGCTACGCGGTCCGCTTACTCGGAGGAGTTCGAGAGCTGGTGGTCCCTCTACTACCGCGAGACCAAACCAGCAGCAGGCTCCAAGAAGAAGGCATCCGTCGAATACAAGAAGGCGACCCGGCAGATGTCCCACGATGAGCTGATGGCAGCACTGTCCTACTACTTCACGAGCAAGCGGAAGGAACGGGCCTCCGGCACCTTCTCGTCCCAGCCGCCCCACGCCGAACGGTGGCTCCGTGACGAGCGGTGGACCGACTACGGGGCGCCTGCCACCACGGCCCGCACCACGGGCAGTCAGATCCCCGATTGGTCGAAGACCGAGTGCGACCAGATCCTCGGAGGCGAGGACCACTGGGTGCCCGGAAGCCCGCCTGCCGGCTTCAACCTCATGGAAGAACGCGAGTGGAAGCAAGCACGAGCCGCCGAACACCTAGACGAACGACGACGCAAAGCATGGGAGGTAGTGAACAGTGACAACGGTTAGGCACGACCCGAAGGCCGAATGGTCCGTCATCAACGTCGCCATGATGGACCCTCGCGCGATGGACGAGATCACCATCAAGCCCGAGGACTTCTGGGACCCCAAGCACGAAGCGCTCTGGCGCATCGTCCAGGAGCAGCACAGGCGCGGCCTCCCGTGTGACCCGCTGTCCGTGTCGCAGTCCATCCCATCGACCGGGGTTGACGGCGTCACTGTCGAGTTCATCAACAAGTTCATCGACGGAACCGGGCCGGCGCGAGGCACAGCCGCGCACCACGCCCGCATCGTCACTGGGCTCGCGAAGCTGCGCCGCATCCAGGAACTCGGGGCGAAGCTACAGCAGACCGCCTCAGAAGCCGCCTGGGACGACACAGACGGCCCACTGGACGACGCGCGGGCGCACCTTGAGCAGATCGCCAACGAGACCGCAGGCGTGCAGGTGCGGACGTTCGCGGACATCCTCGAGGACGCTATCCACGAGTGGGAGAACCCGCACGACGCCCCGGTTTACCCGACCGGGTGGGCGGAGTTGGACCACCACCTGAACGGCGGGTGGAAGCCAGGACAGCTCACGATCCTCGGTGCCCGACCAGCCACCGGGAAAAGCTTGGTTGCGGGTTGCGCCACCGTAGCCGCACACGAGTACGGGGCAGGGTTCTTCTCCCTCGAGATGACCGAACGGGAACTCGCCGCTCGCATGGTCGCCACAGAGAAGTCCATCGACCTCGGCAAGATCGAGACCGGCGACTTCTCCGAGGGTGACTGGGCGAAGATCATGCGGCTGCGAGGGGAAGCGCCCAACTGGCGCGTGTTCGTGGAAGCTAAGCCCCGTCGGTCTGTTGCTCAGATGCGAGCCACGATCCGCACCTGGCAGGCGAAGGGGCCGGTGCCGCTCATCGTCGTTGACTACGCGCAGCTCGTCCAGCCGGCGAACACCAACGACTTGCGGGAGCGTCAGGTGTCCCGGATCGCGGAAGACCTCAAGGCCGTCGCCAAGGACTTCAACTGCCACGTCCTCGCACTTGCCCAGGTGAACCGTGGCTCCACGCAACGGGACGACAAGCGACCCACCATGTCGGATCTCCGCGAGTCCGGCGGCATCGAAGCGAACGCGGACAACATCATCCTCCTGCACCGCGACGAAGAGCAGGCAGACGAAATTGAGTTCATCATCGCCAAGAACCGCCACGGACAAACAGGCACCCTCAACCTTGTGTGGCGACCGCACTACGCATCCGTCAACTCCATGCTCCAAGCCCACAACAACTACCGATTCGGGATGTGACCCATGAACGCCTACATACTCGAAGACGCAGCGGGCAAGTTCTGGCAGTACCTCGACCCCGAAGTCGCGGAATACTCAGTCAGGCGCGGCAAAGACGTGATCTACGGGGAATCCCAGCTCGGCGGGTACTACACCATCGACTGTCGGCCCGCCACACCCGAGCAGGTCACGATGCCCGTAACGGTCAAGTGGGCCCGCGACACCCCTACCAACAGTTAGGCGACCCGTGTAACATGTATATCGAAGCAGTTTCCAAAGAGTGCCAGGCCGACCACCACGGTTGCTTGCACGTAGCGGACACCACCAAACCGAAACGCGAATGGCGGGCATGTTCATGCTCTTGCCACGTGGCGACTTTCTAGGAGATAACCAATGAGCACCCCGCAGAAGTTCCGCAAGAAGCCCGTCGTCATCGAGGCCATGCACCTCACGGGAACGGAGGCCGACTGCCACGCCGTCTACCTGTGGATTGAGGGCAACACGCTCGGATCATTTGAGCCGCTGGACGTCATCGAAGGCAGGGAGCCTTACCCTGCCAGCGGCGTGAGCATCGACCCCCGCGACGGGCGCTTGATTATTTCCACTCTTGAGGGCCTGCACTGGGCGGATCCGGGTGACTTCATCATCCGGGGAGTCAAGGGCGAGTTCTACCCCTGCAAGCCCGACGTCTTCGCTGAGACCTACGAGTCCGCCTAACCCAACTTTGTTCCCTCAAAGTTGAACAATCACCCAATCCAGTAAAGGAAACACCCATCATGGCTCTTCCCGAGATCTCCGACCTCGCCCGCATCACCGGCCCCGTCGAACTGAAGAACACCCCGTCCGGCAAGCCCGTAGCCAAGGTCCGCCTCGCGTTCAACGAGAACCGCTACAACCAGGACACGAAGTCCTGGGACACCACCGCGACCCTGTGGGTTGACGGTGAGGTGTGGGAGCAGCAGGCCGAGCGGCTTGCCGAGCAGGCGAACCAGGGCGACGAGATCCACGTCGTTGGTCAGCTCAAGACGGACCAGTGGGAGAAGGACGGCGAGAAGAAGTCGAAGACCGTTCTCCGCATCCGCCGGTTCGAGGTCTTCCCCAAGGGTGGCGGACAGGCTGCCGGCGGGAACACCTTCCAGCAGCCCGCATCAGCCCCCCAGGCGGGCCAGTGGGGCGGGAACCAGCAGGCACCCGCCCAGTGGGGTAACCAGCCCCAGAACGGCCAGCAGTGGGGCCAGCCCGCCAACGCCCCGTTCTAGGCTCAATCCACCCAACAGCAGGAGGCACCACATGGGACTCGACGCCCAGATCTACGTCAAAGGCAACATCACCGAGGAACACGCAAAGCACGTCTCCGCGCTCCTCCTGAACCGCGTCCCTGGGTTCGTGGACGACTGGGAGAAGGACGGGGCCGTGTTCACCCGGTCCAAGTACGACGACGACGGGCGCTACGTCGTGCAGACCCTCAGCCGCTACTACGACGAAGCATACGAGCGGGGGAACTGGCCCGACATCTACGCGGTGATCATGCTCCTCAAGCACCAGTTCCCGTGGTGCACCGTCCACTATGGGTCGGACTCCACAGACGACTGCCCCGAGGTGACTGCGGACTATCTTGCGGACACATGGGCGCACTGGGCATCCGACGACGGCGACGCTTACCACGACCGCTGACCTCACGCGCACAACGGCCCCGACTCGCACCCAACACGAGTCGGGGCCACGGCTTTAAGGACACACATGGAAGTCCCCGACGAAACACCCTGGACCTGCCACACATGCGGGGCCAGGGCCTACGACCTCGAAGGCTGGGGCATCAACCCCGACCACACCCTCTACTGCGAACAATGCGAGGCGACACACATGGGCACACAGGAGGAACAGTGAACTTCACAGCAGGAGCCTACGAAGCCGCCGCAAAGGCCATCGCACGCGCCGCAGATGCCGACTACTGGGTAGACGAAGTTGCAGGGTGGGAAATGCAGGAAGAGTGGGAGCGTGAGGCGTACCCCGAGGAATACCCCGCGATGGCCTACGAGGACCGCGCGAACTTCATGAAGCAGGCATACGCGGCGCTCACCGCCGCAAAGCCGTTCACGCAGGAGGCCCCGGATGCGTCCTGACCCGACCCTGTTGTCCTACGGGCTCGACCGCAACAACACCGAATGGGCCACCGAAGACGGAGAAAACGATGACTGACCCGATCACCCGCGAAGACCTCGCCCGGGCATTCGACGAAGGCTACGAACACGGGTGGCGCAGAGGCCGCATGGACGACACATCGGACCCAGATAACCCCTACACCAAGGACGACGATGACCAGGACTAGGGCCTCCGCCAAACAGGCCGGCGCACGGTTCGAGCGGTCCATAGCCGACCACCTCCGCGACAACCTCGACGACCGCATAGACCGCCGCGTCAAAACCGGGGCCAACGACTGCGGCGACATCGGCGGCATCCGCACCCGGGGAGGCGACCGCGTCGTCCTCGAACTCAAGGACTACGGGGGGAAGCAGCAACCCACCGCATGGCTCCGCGAAGCACAGACCGAAGCAGGCAACGACGACGCCGCAATCGGGGTCGTCGTCTCCAAACTCCGAGGCGTAGCAGCACCCGGACGGCAGCTAGTGTCCATGACCGTGGACGACCTCATCTACCTACTCGGCGGGGACAAGCCCGCATACGACGACTAGGAGCGAACAATGAACATCCCCGACAAAGCTATGGATGCAGCCTTCCAAGCCGTCTCGAAAGGCGTGGAATTCCACATGGACGACCGCATGTACTGGGAGCAGGCCGCGAAAGACATGCTGGAGGCTGCGGCCCCGTTCATCGCCGCAGACATCCGCGAAGAGTTGTGCCTTGTAAAGGCCGAGCGCGACTGGATGAAAGAACAACTTGGTCGGCTCCATCTGGACACGTTGGGTAAGTACGCGGATTCGCTAGAGGACCCGCAGTGACCCGCCTGGCACTCATCGCCCTCGCCGGCTACACCACCGGCCTAGCCCTCGGAACCGGCATCTGCGCCATCGTATGGGCACGGGCGTCACACGAAAGCAGGTTCAAGCTATGACCGACTACGACAAGCTCCGCGAACTCGCGGAACAGGCAACACCCGGGCCGTACCACGTCAAACCCATTGAACACGCCGAGTACGCACTGTGCGTCTATCTCGACCGCCATGACGGTTATGGCTCGCATCTGGTGGCGAATCAGTTCACAGGGGCGGACGAGGCGTTCATGGCGGCGGTAAACCCGGACGTGATCCTCAACCTGCTCGAAGACCTCCGCATCACACGGGCCGAACGCGACGCCGAGAAGCACAAGAACCTCGTGGTCAAGCAGGAACTTCACCTCTACAAAACCCAGATGCGCGAAGCCCGAGCCATCGCGTGGGACACGGGCGCACAAGCCGGGCTCGACTGGGACAAGAACTACCCCGGCAACATCCGCGATTCCAACCCGTTCAAGGAGAACAAATGACCGTCACCGTCTACGGCAAAACCCTCGGCTGCATCCAGTGCGACCGCACAAAGGTCGCACTGGACAAAAAGGGCATCCCCTACACATTCATCGACGTCACCGAATCCGAAGCCGCATACACCTACGTCACCACAAGCCTCGGATACCAGCAGGTGCCAGTCGTTGAGGTTGAGCGTGCCAGCGGGGACATCGACACGTGGTCAGGTTTCCGCCCGGACAAGCTCCAGGGCCTCGCAACACGGAAGGACGCAGCATGAGCCACCAGCACCAGCACGGCGTCACCATCGGCGGGAAACGCTACACCGTCGACCAGGACGGCAAGTTCCACAAGGTAGAAGACGAACCACAGGAGGGCGACAAGTGAGCGAAACCAACACCCCCGAATCACTCGATGAACTGCCTGAACGGTCCGTCGTGCTCGGCGCGGACGGGTTTGCCTACCAGAAGTTCACGCGCGAAGCCGTCGAACTCGGATACGGCGGAAACCGCGCCTGGTGGTCCGCCGACGCAAACGACATGCCACTGGAATCAAAGTACGTTGCGCAACCCGTCACCGTTCTGCACGTGCCGAAGGGGGACGCATGACCCAGCTCCTCCGCGACGTCATTCACGTCCTCACACGACCGCACCTCCGCCGCACCACCAACACCGAAGGCGAAACCATCTACGGGGAGGAGCCCGCGCTACTCGACATCCTCGAGGAAGAGATCGCCGCCTCATCCCAGATCAAGGTCGGCGGGACATCCAAGACCGGTGTCCCCATCGCCCTAGACGCCTTCCAGCTCGCCCAGGACATCAAGGCCATAACCCAGGCGCATTGGCCCGTGAACGGGCTCTTGAAGGCCCCCCTGCGGCTCCGCGTAACCGCCTGGTACAACAACACCCACGACCCCAACGACGCGCTCAGCATGTACGACACCGTCTCAACATGGGAAAGCCGAATCCGGGAGATCGTGCAGCCCACCAAGAAAGTCCCCATGCGCGGCCTCCGGTGCATCAAATGCAACTGCACCCACGTGGAAAAGGTCAGCGACGAAGGGGCCACATACGACGCCGCAATCACCGTTTACCCGGGCGCTGAACCCGTCTACGCGAAGTGCGGCGTATGCGAAACGGAGTGGTCCGGCAAAGAACTCCACATTCTTGCCGCGCAGGGGTTGACATCTGTAACGGGTAACGTGATACAGTGAGATCACTAGGGAGAGGTGTCGAAACACTTAGGCGCTTTCCCTAACCTGGATCATTCACCCCATGAGCAAGGGCAGCACCCAGGTAGGTGCGACGGTAAATAAGGCCGCTATCCAGTTTCGAGCACTGGCGCACCACGCGGTATGGAGGTTCCGAGTCGGTACAAGGGCATGTCCCGTTGCGCGACTAGGAAGTCGAAGGGTCATCCAGCAAACGGAGGCATCCGCTGGACGGACTTCGCTGTCTTGGAACTTAAGAACGAGGCG